TTTTCAGCTGCTCTCGGAGGGGTCTATTGAGAATCCCCACTTGCTCTGCAGCCCCTACAAACGGAATTTAATCTTGCTTAAACTTCGTTTGTCCAGCCCAATTATACGAACCCATTCCATAAATGTAATTCGCAGGATCTTTAATTGGGGCCTCAAGTACATACCTTGCAAAATAGGTGTACCAAGGACTTGGGAAATCAAGGAGATTGAGTTCAAAAGGACTCAAATCAGTCTTCTTCCTAAAGACCTCCTCAATTTGTAACTGTACTTCCACTGTAATATTGTACAGTTCTTCTACCAACATCCGGGTCTTGGGGCCAACTTGGATGGCTGGGATGCGCCCCACCATCTTTTGGTAATCGATTGCCTGGCGCAATCTTTCCCGTTCCCAAAAACTCATTTTCCTATCTTTTTGCAAAATTCCTGATAGGTCACAACCGGATGTTATTCTTAGACCGTATTGAGCTAACTCTTGAATAATTGGACATCCGGGATATTGGTAGGCAAGTGAGAGTGCTTTACACCGAAGCAAGGTTTTCATCTTCTTGCTTCCGCACGAGGCGTAACGTTGGCTGGCCCAACCGAAGTTGGCCAAAACTTTACGTGGATCGGTGACGTTGATCAACTCCTCAGAGTCAAAAACCATTCCACAAAAGCTCGCCCTCTCTACCTTGTTATGACGCTCCAGCTTAATGTTCATTCCCAACATTGCAAAATCGGCTGGAGTGGGAAATCGCCCAGATGACGTTTTGGCTAAACCATCGTCACCTTCAACGACCATACGGACTGATCCCAGGTTCAAATGTTCGCATAAAAACAGCATTGCCATCAAGTTGCAAAATCCATTGGAAACAGAAGTGTTCATTTCTCCAGACATCCTTTTGGCCTCAATTTCAAGCTTGAACCACTTGAAAATGACTTTGTTGATGTCCATCAATGAAGAAAACACCTCTTCATGGAAAGCACTTGATAACTGGCTGTTGAAGAACTTGAACATGACCTGATCCGTACACTTCATGAGGATTTTAGAAAAAGTTGCCTCAAAAGAAGTGTAATCTGTGGCCGAGGCCTCATCCCCCAATGTCTTCAACATATCTTGGATGTAGGCGGGTCGATCCTTGACCGGAACATGCTTGATAAAAGCTGGATGAGCGTATATCTGCTCCTCGATCTTACTCACAAAAGGTCCAAACAAAACCTTAAAGTAGTCAGATCTAGCATAAATACCACGCGCATGCTTGAATTCAGGATAATTCTCATCCTTCATGAAAGCTTTCACAACTTTATACCAAGATTTTAGAGTATTATAGGGAATCTTTTCATAAATCTCCCTCAATTCCTTCTTCCTCCATTCAGGATAAGGACGAGATTCAATCCAAGATTCAAAACTCAAATCCGTGTCAGGGCTTAGTGGAACCATGTTTTTCTGCAACCACCGTTTCACAAACTTCTTGAATTTCTTCAATAATTTGGGGCACGGTTGAGGTAATTTTGCAGCAATTCTCTTCTTGACACCATCCACCATGGTTTTTGTATCAGATTGATCTGGATGGGGAAGAGTTGCTCCCAATAATATTGGGCCCATTGAGGCCATCATCGGTGGTCTCTTTGATTGATCAGAGACTTTTGTTACATCTATGGTTATTGGAACAGTCTCAGCAGGCAAGGCAAGATTTACCTCGTGAGACCTATAACCATAGGCGAAC